CCGATCCGCGGCTGCACATCCTGCTGACCCACTACGCCATCGCTCTGGCCTACGCCCAGCAGGAGGACGAGGTCCTCGAGGATATCTACATGAAGCGGTGGCAGTCGGGCTTCGTCGCCGCCCGCAACGCCATCTGCAACCCGCGCCACCATCGCCCGCTGGTGCTCAACGGGGGGCTACCGCTGACCGGCTACAACTCGGGCGTGCCCATGACCTGGGGTCCGCCGGTGGCTCCCTGATGCCCAACCGCCTCACCCCGCTCAATCTGATCGACTTCACCGGCGGGCTCAACCTGCGCACGACGCAGTTCCAGCTGGCCGGCAACGAGAGCCCCGAGCTCAACAACATCTCGATCGATCCACTCGGTGGCATCTACACCCGCAAGGGTTGGCAGCGCTGGAACGTCGACGACATCGCCGTCGACGCCGAAGACTGGGACCCGCGCCGGGCGTACATGGTGCAGCTGTCAGACGGCACCGACCTGGCCTACATCGCCGACAACGGCACGATCTGGATGACGACGGCGGGAGCTACGTTCACCGACTCGCTGGTGCCGTGCGGGGCCCAGACCCACCTCGCCGACTTCGCCACCTACGGCGACTCCACCTACATCGCCTGCGGTCGCCTGCTCGACAGCCACGTGCGCGTCGGCACCGCGGCCCCGGTGTCGGTCGATGCCCTGTCGACGGGCAACTTCAACGACGACTACGAGAACCCGGTGCACGATGTGTTCCCGCGCTGCGAGCTCATCGAGCAGCACGCCGGCTACATGTTCGCCGGCTTCACCGCCGAGGCCGGGATCGAGTACCCCAACCGTATCCGCTGGTCGCACCCCACGAGCCCCGACGACTGGGCCGAGCTCGACTTCATGGACATCGAGACCGGGGGCAGCCACATCACCGCGCTGATGAGCTACGAGGACCACCTGCTCATCTTCAAGAACGACTCGGTGTGGGCGCTCTACGGCTACAACGGCGAGTCGTGGCAGATCGTGCAGAAGGACTCGACCATCGGTGCGGTCGGGCCCCAGGGCGTGACCCGCTCGGAGCAGGTGGTGTTCTTCTACTCGGCGTCGGATCACGGCGGGGTCTACGGCTACGCCGGCGAGCGCCCCGAGGAGATCTCCACCCAACTGCGCCGCGCCTTCGGAGCGATCATCCAGCCCGAGCTGATCTGGGTCGGCTGGGCGGGGCGCAAGCTGTGGGTGACGCTGCCGTGGAACTACGACGGGGCGACGGCCGACAACTCGGCGGTGTTCGTCTTCGATCCCAGCGTCGGCGAGGGGGCGTGGACCTACTACACCAGCCTGGCCGGCTCGCTCGGTCCGCTGGTCGGCGGCTCGAACACCGACACGCAGCTGCGTCCGCTGGGCGTGCTGCGCAACACCGAGCACCCGTGCGTGGTGATGCTCGACGCCCTCGACGTAGCCGCTGATCTCGTCTCCCCCGAGGCCGTGCTCGGTGGGTCGGTCAGCCCGGACCCGTGGGTCATGCCCGCCCTCGTCACCGGTGACGGCTTCGAGATCGTCGCCTCGGGGGCCCCCGGACTGGCTCCGTTCAACACCTACTACCGCACGCCGTGGCTCGTCGCTGACTGGCCGACGCGCAAGAAGTCGTGGCGTCGTCCCGACTTCGTCTGCCGCCGCACTGAGCGCGAGCACCGCCTGCAGATCCAGAGCTTCCGCGACTACGAGGAGCTCAACGCTCGCCGGCGCTCGGTGGTCGAGGTGCCCACCGGGGGCGGCACGGTCTGGGGTCACTTCGAGTGGACGCCGACCACCGCGTTCCCCGCCGAGGACACCCCGACATGGGGTGACGGGGCGGTGGCCGGTGCGGCCATCCGCCGGGGCTCGAGCTTCGGGATGTGCCGGGCCCTGCAGTTGCGCATCTCGTCGTTGACGCCGGGTGCACGATGGGGGATCGACGCGATCGTGGCCAAGTACGTGATGAGGAGATTCCGGTGACCTTGACTCTGCCCAATGACCTGATCAACGACACGACCGCTGACGCTTCGCCGGTGCAGCAGAACTACTCGGTCATCGAGGACTACATCAACGCCCAGGTGATCACCCGCGACGGGGCGGTCGGGATGCAGGCCCCGCTGCTGCTGGTCGGGGACCCGACCCAGCCGCTGCACGCGGCGACCAAGGCCTACGTCGACGCCGTGCTGCCGATCGGGATCATGATGCCCTACGGGGGCCTCGCTCCTCCCGGTGGCTCGTGGGCCCTGTGCAACGGGGCGGCGCTGGCCATCGCCGACTACGACGATCTCCACAACGTGATCGGCGATCGCTTCGGGGTGGCCGCGGTCGGCTCCTTCCTGCTGCCCAACATGAACGGACGGATGCCGGTCGGCGTCACCTCGGCTGAGGCCGATCTCGACACCGTGGGCAAGAGCGGCGGGACCACGACGCCGCCCTTGATCCAGCACCAGCACGTGATAACCCACGACCACCCGCAGTTCGACACGGGCAACGAGTCGGCCAAGCACCAGCACGATGACGATCACAACCACCCGGCCTTCAACGTCACCACGCCCAACCACAAGCACCTGGGCCGGTGGAAGCAGATCCGCAGCTCACTGTCGACGGCCGATCCGATCGTCGGCGTGTTCGTGGTCTCGACCGAGACCCCGGTGATCGGCCCGGCCGAGCTGCAGTCGGGCTTGGCCGCTGACGGCGACGCCACGTTGGCGATCGACATCCCGCTGTCGTCGGGCTTCTTGACCGGGACCGACACCGTCGACCACCACCACGCCGCCAACGTCCCCAACTTCGTGGGCAACAGCGGCAACACCGTGCAGACCGCGCAGACCAAGTACCGCCCGCCGTTCATGACGGTGAGCTGGATCATCAGGACGAAGTAATGCCCCTCGTCGACTCTGGTTACTACGAGTCGCAGCGACGCGGTATCGACGACAGCTACGCCGCGCAGATGGCGGCGAACACCTTCGGGCGCACGCTGAGCCAGACCCGCGGCAACCGCGACCTGTCGATGATGCAGCAGAGCTACAAGCGCGGGCTGCCCAGCTTCACGTCCGGCTTCGCCCAGCGCGGCTTCGGCTCGGGGGCCGGGGTCAACAGCGGCGTCATGCAGCGCTCGATGCGCAACTACGTGGGTGACTACACCCAGCAGTACGGCTTCGCCCAGAACGACCTGACCAACCAGCTGCGCCAGTTCGACCTGCAGGGGACTCAGATGACGGCGCAGCGCAACAACGCCTACGCCGACCTCGAGCTGCAGAAGGCGCGTGAGATCGCCTTCGCCGCCCAGAACATCGAGGCGCTCCGTCAAGCACTAGGAGGTCTGTGATGCCCGGTACAGGCACACGCACTCAGTACGGCACGGCCAAGCCGAAGCCGCGCACCCCGGCGCGCCCGCTCGATCCTCGGCGGAACTGGTCGCCCGAGCGAGGCAACGAATCAGGGTCCTTGGGGACCACGGTGTACTCGCCGCCCGACACCCAGTGGTCGTACTACGCCCAGCAGAGTGGCATCCCCGGGTCGCCGTTTGCTTACGGCGTGGAGCGGGCTCGACTCGAGGCGCAGAACCCGCTCGGTGCCGGGACCGCCCCCGGCCTCACCTCGTTCGGTGGTGGAGGTGGAGGCCGAGGCGGTGGCGGTGGCGGGGGAGGAGGGGCCCCCGCCATCACCCAGGCGATGATCGACGCCATGACCAAGGCTCTCGGGGCCCAGGTCGCCCCGCTGAACATGACCGCGCAGCCGCTGCCGGCGTTCCGCGGCCAGGCCCTCGGCGCCTTCAACGCTCAGCCGTACACCCAGGCCCTCGGTCAGATCAACCAGGCCGTGACCGCCGACCGCAGCAACATCGCCACCAACCAGGGCCAGGTGGCCCAGCAGCTGCAGAACAGCTACTCGAACCCCTACGCCTCGGCCACCGTGGCCGCGGCACCCCAGGCCACTCCCCAGGCAGCCGGCTTGCAGGGCGGCGCTGCTGATCCCGCCGCCGCCCAGCAGGTCAACGCGGCCGGGGCCGGCGATCAGGCGGCGTTCCAGAACCTGATGCAGGTGCTCGGTGCGGCCAACCAGGCCAGCCAGCAGAGCCGCATGGCTCAGGTCGGGATGGACGCCAACTACGCCAATCAGCAGCTCGGCGCTCAGGCCCTCGGTCTGCGTGGCGGGGTGAACACGGCCCAGGCCCAGGCCCAGAACCAGTGGACCCAGGCCCAGCGCGAGCGCAGCTACCAGAACAGCCTGATGCAGCAGCAGTGGCTGCGTGAGGACACCCAGCGTCGCCAGGACCTGGCCAACCAGAACCGCCAGAGCAACTGGACCCAGGCCAACCAGACGATGACCTCGCGGCTGCAGCCGATCCTCGACCTGATCAGTCAGTCAGCTGGCGTCCCCGGCCTGAACTTCGACCCGCTGCTCAAGATCCTCGGAGGCATTCGGTGACCAACGCCTGGGACCCAGCGACCGGTGCCGTCGGCGGTGCCCCGGGGTTCTCCTTCGGCATCCCGGGGCTCGATCCGATGACCTCGTCGATCATCCAGTACCTCCTGCAACAGGGTGGGATGGGCGCGGGCATGCCCCAGGGCCAGGCGTGGAACCCGCAGATGGCCGACCAGCTCACCTTCGGCTACGACCCCACTCAGTACCAGCAGTCGATGCTCAACTTCATGCCGGGCATGACCGAAGACGAGATGGAGGACCCGCTCGGCTACTCCAAGGACGCGGCCAACTACCTGCAGGACCGCTCCGATCTGATGACCGACCCGGCGATGTTCGCCACCGGCGGGCAGGGCACCTACTCGGCCGACGCCTTCGCCCCCGAGGTGTCGATGGAGCTGATCCCGCGGCCCGAGACGATGAAGTTCCAGCAGTGGCTGGCCAACCCCGAGAGCTTCGAGGGCTGGCTGGCCAACCGCGTGGCCGAGGGCGGCACCGTGTCGACGGCGATCGCCGAGATGCGCGAGGTGGTGGAGAACGCCGACGCCAACCCCGACGACGCTCAGGCTGCCCAGGACGCGGCGCAGATCCTGCGCTGGATTCCCACGACGGGAGACGGCGCGGGCGGCACCCTGCCCGACTGGTCGGGGGCCATCACCCAGGCCAACCAGCTGATCACCCCGTACCTCGATGAGCAGGCGATGCAGGTCGGTCCCGTCGGCCCGACCTACGACCCGGCGACGGGTCAGCAGCTGAGCTCGGGGGGCGAGATCGTCGAGGGCCCCGATGGCCAGCTCTACCGCCAGACGACCACGCCGTCACCCTTGGCCGAGAGCTTCCGCGAGATGGGCTTCACCCCGCCCAACGAGGGCTACACCGCCGCTGACTTCCTCGGCCCCCAGTGGTCCCAGGCCGAGGAGTCGTACCTGGCCTCGGTGCCCGAGATGGACGCGGCGATGGAGCGCCTGCTGCAGCAGCAGCGCCAGGCCGAGGTGAGCCAGACTGCCCTGCCTACCGAGTTCGCTCCCGGCGGCAGCTTCAACCCGGCGATGGGCGGCGGGCCGGCGACGGCCGCGGGCCCTGGCCGGCAGTACGAGGCCTCGGCCACCACGCCCGGCGTGGGCCCGCAGATCCTCACCACGTCACCCCGCGGCGACGAGTCGGGCGTCGGCGCGGGGACCACCTTCATCCCGCCGGCCAGCTCGACGAACCCGGTGCCCGAGCTGTCGGTGCTGCCGCTGAACGAGTACAACGACGCCTTCATGCACAACGCCTACTCGATCGGCCCGTGGCTGGCCGAGTACGGCGGGCGCCTTGACAACGAGCAGACGGCCGAGCTCAGCAGCTACTTCGCCGAGCAGGCGGCGTCGGCGTCTGACCCCGAGGAGCAGCAGCTGTGGTCCTCGGCCGCTCAGCAGGTGGGCGCGCCGGCGGTCGCACCACCCAGTGGCGGACCGCTGGGGGCAGGCGGTCCGATCTTCGGAGGCCAGCAGCCGACGCCGCCGCCAGGCCCCCAGGGCCCGCCGTCGCGCGAGCAGGCCGAGGCCCAGGCGGCTACGGCGGGGGCCGACTACTGGGCCACGCCGTCGTGGCAGCGCGACTACACCAACATGCCGGGTACCCCGGGGTGGTTGGCGGGTCAGGAGCCCTCGCCCTCTCCGACCCCGCCGCCGCCCCAGGCCGGCAGCGCCGAGGCGACGATGCAGATGCTGCAGTCGGTGCTGCCCGGGTTCATGACCAACTCGCCGATGGTGCCCGCCGTGCTTGCCCAGCTCGAGAACCGGGGCAACGCGGCGAGTCCCCAGTCGGCCGTGCCGCAGGCTGTCCCCCCGCAGGAGCCGCCACCCTCGAGCGAGGTCGGCTCGATGATCCAGTACATGCTGAACAGCGGCATGGGCAGCACTGCGGCGGACAGCGACCGCCAGGCGCTGCAGCGTTCTGGCCGGGGGCAGGAGTCGGCAGCCGAGATGGCCGGCCCGACTCGGCGACCCCGGGGCGGGCCCCCGGTGGGCGACGAGGTGCCCGAGAACTTCCTGCGCTTCGGCGACCAGGCTGCGCCGACGCAGCGCACGGCGCTGGGTAGCGGACGCGACAACCCCGCGGTGCTGCGCATCCAGCGTGAGGCAGGCTCGGACTACGACCGGTTCAGCAGCGAGATCACCAAGGCCAAGGCCCGGCGCAAGGAGCTCGAGCGCTCGGTGTACGGGCTCGACTACTCGCGGGCCCGGGCGATGGAGGACTTCTTGAGCTCGCGGGGGATCACGCCCTACCAGGTCGAGTGGGCCACCCGTAGCGGCGCCCTGCAGAACATGGGCATCGCCTAGTGGTCAACATCCAGGAGCTGGTCAACCAGCGCAACCCGGTCTCGGTGTACTCGCCGACGCGTGTGCTCACCCGTCAGCGGGCCAACGCCGGCACGGCGCGCCAGGTCCTGGCCTCGCGCACGATGGGCGGAGGCGGGGCATCAGCGCCATCGGGTCCTGCGCCCCGCTTCCAGCTCGGCCCCACCCAGCCGGTGCAGACGCCAAACCTGGCCGTGCCCACGGGCGCGCCCGGTCGCTCGATCAACGACATGGTGAGCCACGCCCGGGCCGGCACGGCCCAAGCCGGCGGCGGTGGTGGCGGCGGCTTCCTGGGCTCGGTGGTCAACAGCCTCCCCGGCAAGGCGATCATGGGCGCCCTCAACGTGCTCGATGTACCCCGGCGCGCCGTGGTCTCGACGGTGCAGGAGACGGCCGACATCTTCAACGGCGGCGACGCCAGCTGGGACGACTTCGTCAGCCAGGTGGGCGACTCGAACTTCGGCTTCGGCGACGTGATCGGATCGACCGGCAACCTGTGGCTCGACCGCGGTATCGGCTTCGTCGGCGATGTCCTGCTCGACCCGATGACATATGTGGGCGGGGCCGGACTTGTCTCAGGTACCGGCCGGCGTTCGCGCCTGGGGCTGGCGGCGCGGGCCATCGAGTCCGGCGTCGACGAGGACATCGCCCGGCGCCTCGGCCGCTACGGCATCAACGGCATCAACGACGCCGAGCGTGAGATCGTGCGCCGGGCCTCGGCCGAGTCCGGTGGCCTGATCACCGAGGGGGCCGAGAAGATCCTCGACCGGGGGTACTACTTCCACGCTCCCTTCTCCGACGTGCAGCGACGGCTGCCGTTCTCCGGGCGGGTGGACGAGGTGCTCGGTGGCACGGCGTCGCGCATCCGGGCGACCATCGCCGACACCCCCTTCGCTCGGTCGCTGCGCAACCGCAACGTCGACGAGGCGCTGGTCGAGGCGCAGGAGCGCCTGCTCACCGGCCGCGGATCGCTGTCGTTGGCCGAGGCGGCGGA